TGAACGCCATACAGAGTGTCAGATGTGAACAGATTAGCAAGATACTCTTGCTTGTACTGAACTTGTGAACGCAGAGCAACTTGCTCAACCAGCACCATTGAATCACGGTGACCCATCAAACAAACTCGTGCGCCAGCAGAACCTGATGCAGTATCAGTGTTGCTTGAGACAAACACAGGGATGCCGTACAGGTTACCGATCTCACCAGTGCGGATAGTACTGTTTGTACCACCAACAAAGGCTTGTTCAGTGTAACGAGCCAGACCCATCAAAGTGTTGCGGCTTGATGGAGGAATCAAGAAGAAACGCTGATCCATTGGGGTATCAGTGTCATCAAGACGCTGAATAGTGCGGCGAATAGCGGCATCGGTCAATGCTGACTCATTGTTGCTTGCAGCAACATAAGCAGTAGTACCGTCACCACCAATGAACGCACCAGTTGCATACACGTTTGTACCCGCACCGCCGTTGGTTGAACGACCCAACTGAACCAAGTCAGTATCAACTTGTTTAGCCAGAGCATAACCAGCATCGGAAGTGTAGAAGTTACGCAAGCTGTTCAAGGCTTGGGCTTCGACAATATCCTCAATCAAACGTGAATATTCATAATGCTTGTTGATAGACACTTGAACTTCAGACTCTGTAGCAGCAATCAAAGTGACTGCTGTTTCAGCGGCTTTAGCAGAAGCAGAACCACGGGTAGGTGCGGGAATGTGAACTACATCACCCTTCTTACCTTTAAAGTTCATCTTCATAACGAGGTTAGCAAGAACCAAGTTTTTCTTGTAGGCAGCTATGATTTCATCTGACCAAATTTCAGGGATGAACGTTGCGCCTGTGGTAACAGTAACTGAATTACTGGGGGAAAATGATGTTGCCATGTTAAATCTCCAAAAAACGATAAGTTAAATTATCTAACCCGTCCGTCTTGATACGCTTGCATGATTTCTCCGCTCAACGCTTCATAACGATCTGGGTCAGTCATCTTCAGCCGAATTAGATCAGCCCTTCGATAGACTCTTTTTCCAGACTCCCCACTTCCACCTACATCAACACCCGCTGCTTTAAGGCTAGACTTGCGCTGAGTTTCCCCTGCTTCATTCGTCTGTCTCGTCTTAACGCCACGCAACTGTTTATAGGTACTCAACAATTCGTTTGCACTGTCATAGTCATATTCACCATCAGCTTTTGCATACAAACCAAGGCGAATAGGTGAAGATTTCACCCAATTCACAAAGTCTGCATCTTGAGCAATCTGACCGAAATCAGGATGCTCTTGCGCCAGCTTTTGTTGAATCTGCATCTTTTTGAAATCTTGACCAGCTTGTCTAGCGGCAAGTACATCGGGATGGTTGTCAACAGTCCTGCGAACTGCCTCTTGTGGATTCTCGAAAAAATCTACTTCAGGCTCTTTCTCAATAGGTTGCTGTTTAGAGGAGAGGTTTTGCTTTATAAGTTCATCTGCCAGCTTTCGCACTTCCCCAACTTCCTGCGCTTGCTTTCCAATTAGCTTCTCAGCTTCTTGGTGCATTTTGACCACTTCTTCAAGAGATTTCTGCCTGTATTTCTCAGGCATCTCAGTCAGTGGTGCTACTTCAGGTAGTTGCTTCTTTTGCTCGACTACATCTAACTCACTTAGCGACTCATCATCATTGTCAATCAACATATTTTTACCTTTTTCCTGCCGTTATCGGTTCTAGGACATTCAACTCGACATTTCTGTTTATGAGTTGTGCTTTTGCTCCCACTTCAACTGATCTAGGTGTTTTTTCTCGAACTTCCCATGCTCTGACGGGAAAGAGCCAGACCACCCTTCTAGTTTAAAGTTAGGAGCAGATAGAGTACGGTTGGCTGTTTCTCCGCACTCACATCGAAAACTTGTTAACTCATAATTAACAAGTCTTTCAGTTTTATGCCCGTTTGCACAGGCAAAATCAAACATTCTTTTCATTCAATTCCTCATACGCTTGTTCGCTGACCTCTTTCAAGGTTTTTAGCCAAGTCAAGATGGAAAGTTCACCTTTTTTGAACATCAAGGTCTTTTCATCAGGAATAACGCTTATATTATTGAGTGACTCTATCATATTGTCAATATCAATAGTCAATTCTTTCCAACCGTCCATAGACATCATGGAAAAACGGTCTTCGTAGTACTTTTGTAGTTCAGGAGTCATTGTTTCCTTTTCTTGGCAAGATGTGCCAATATCATTTCTGTTTGTAATTTATTAATTGCCTTGGACATTTTCTTCAATTTTTTCTGGCAACCCAAAAAACACCCTTGCCTGTGCTTCAGAATCAAACCAACTCCACCCGTCTGTTGGATAGGTATGTTCGGTATACGTTTCTCGCCTTAATTCATAGTCTTTGTTCAACACAAAGTTAGGGCCGAAAAGCAAATCACCATCTAATTTGTAAAATCCTGATGTGTCCATGTTCTTATCCTGTTACTGTCCAACCTTTTGCCGTAGCAATGGCTGGATTGTCTGTTGCTGTGCCATAGTTGCCTGTGACTGTAATAGTTTGTCCCACCACTATGGGTAGGTTTGTGTAAATTTCATTAAGGGCAGTTGCTGAGAGTTTGCAGTCTGCAACGCTAAATGTAAACCTGAAATTTTTGGCTTGTATACGTGCAACACTGTTGCAATTGATAAACATACTGCTAAAATTTGTTGCAGACGTAACGGCTGTAGTAACTAACGCTGGAACAGCAACAAGACCATTGCAAGAACTAAACATATTATTCATGTTTGTCGCAGACACTGTATTAAATAATGGTACTGTTTGTAAACTTGAGCAAGAATTAAACATACTATTTATGCCTGTCACTAAAGCCGTATTAAATAATGGTACTGTTTGTAAACTTGAGCAACTAGTAAACATACCAGCCATGTTTGTCACAGCCGCTGTGTTAAACAAAGGTACTGTTTGTAAACTTGAGCAACTAGTAAACATACTAGCCATGCTTGTTACAGCCACTGTATTAAATAATGGTACTGTTTCTAGACTAGAACAACTTTGAAACATAGAACTCATAGATTGCACCAAAATTGTGTTAAATAATGGTACTGTTTTTAGAGCAAAGCAACTTTGAAGCATACTACTCATGCTTGTTACTAAAGCTGTATTAAATAATGGTACTGTTTGTAAACTTGAGCAAAAGCTAAACATATTATTCATGTTTGTTGCAGCCGCCGTATTAAATAATGGTACTGTTTGTAGACTAGAACAACTTTGAAACATAGCATTCATGCTTGTTACAGACGCTGTATTAAATAATGGTACTGTTTCTAGATTAGAACAACTTTGAAACATAGAACTCATGTTTAGCACTGAAGCTGTGTTAAACAAAGGTACTGTTTGTAAACTTGAGCAATTAAAAAACATATTAGCCATGCTTGTCACAGTTGTAATAGTGTTAGCAATTTCTACGTTTTGTAATTTGCGTAAGTTTGTAAATAAATCAAAAGTAGTTATTGCGCCCAACTGATTTAGCCGTACACGCTCAATATAATTGTGGCGTACTGTTGTTGTCAAAGAACCAAGGGTTAATGTTGTAATTGTTGACGAGGCATAAGCTAAATCTAGCCAACCCGTAAGGTAACCACTTACCAAACCAGATTGGTTATGTTTTACAAACAAATTTACACTTGTTAGATTATTTGCCGCTTGTGGTGTAATAGTTACCGTTGCAATTCTGTATGGAAGCAACTGGCCTGTGCCGTCGTTAGTTAGTGCAAGAGCCGTACCATCTACTGTACTGGCAACTTGAAACGTATTAGCTGTAGCGTTAATGACAAAGTAAAACTGACTGTTAACAATGCCTGTGGTAGTTGTGATGTTAAAAAACTGCACTTGCATATTGTTTGTGTAACCGTGTGCTGTGCGTGTTACCAAATCACCAGAGTCTGTAAATGTAACGGGGGCTTCTGTACCTACTAAATCAGTATCAGAATATGTATATTCATAGTATGCTGTTGTACCTGATGTATAGTTTGTTGTTGTGCCATCACCATAATCTACTGTGTAAGCGGCACTAACAGTCATAGCAATAAAGTTTGCACCATCAGGCCATACTGCATAAATCCCACGCACCCTGTTATCACCTACGTTTGCTTCACAAGCAGGCCAACTAGGATTGCGAACCCAAGGTGTTAATGCGTTACTTGGAAAAGTCTTGGAAACAACATCCGCATTGTTGTTTGCATTGTTATTTAAAAACCGAATAGCCATTAGGTGACCTCAGAACCAAACAAGCCAAACGCTAAGTTTGCAGTACCAGCATAAACAGTCACTACATCTGTGGTTGCTAGTGTTACGCCAATTGTTAAAAAAACTGCCGTACCAGCATTGATTGCTGAGTCATAAACTATGTAATGTTGATTTGCAAGTGTTGCCGCTGCTGGTTGTATAGCAACACGAAAAGTAGTTGACACTCCAATGTTTGCCACAGATAACGTAGAACAAACAGCACTTGTTGATGCTGGAACTGTGTATAGCGTTGTCGCTGTTGTTGCCGCAGGGTTTGATTGACCCAAAACCTTGTAAGTTGTAGCCATCTCAAGCCCCCATTAACATAAATGTTTGTTCAAAACCAGTTGCGCCACCGCCGCCACCAGATGAGGCAATAGTGATACCACCTGATGAATTTGTAATTGTGATGTTGCTACCAGCAGTCAAGTTTGCATAAGAAAACCCTGTGCCATTGCCAATCAATAACTGCCCATTGGTAGGAGTAGACGCAAGAGCAATCGCTAATGTGCCACTTGTTGTAATCGGTGAGCCAGTAACAGACAAGAATGATGGGACAGTTGCCGCAACGCTTGTTACAGTTCCTGCACCTGCTGGTGTTGCCCATGCTCCATCACCACGCCAAAAAGTAGATGCTGATGCTGATGTGCCGCTATTTAAGTTGGTTACAGGCAAATTTCCTGTTACTTGTGTTGCAAGACTGACGTTTGATAACGTGCCACCAAGGGTTAAATTACCACTTGTTGTAACTGTGCCTGTTAGTGTGATGCCATTAACTGTTCCTGTGCCACCAACGCTTGTTACAGTTCCAGAACCCTTGTTATTAAAAGTTGTCCAATCAGTAGAAGTCAAATAACCGCTTACTGAGGTGGTAGCGGCTGGCATTGATATATCCGGTGTTGCTCCACCAGTTGATGCAACAGGACTTGTCGCAGTTACCGATGTAACTGGTGCAGTTCCACTTGATGCGGCAGTTATTAGACCTTTGCCGTTTACTGTAAGGGTTGCATTAGTAAACGAGCCAACATTTGTGTTAACTGTGGCAAGCGTTCCTGCGGCAGTCACATTTGTAGAACCATCAAAACTAGGACTTGTATAAGCTAAGTCACCTGTAATGGCTATCGTGCGTCCAGTAGTTAAGGTTGCCGCACTACCAGTGGTGTTTTGATTTAATGTAGGAAAAGTATTTAAGCCAGCGGCACTACCATAAAAAGTAGTGGCAGTCATAGTACCAACAGCTACTGTATCTCCATCGCCATCAACACTAAATTGAACTTGTCCACCTCTAGCGCCTATTACAAAATATCTTACTTCTGCTGAAGGAGAATCAGTAAGTCTGCCACGTTCAATAAAAATACCGTTTGTATTACTAGCCGATGTATTGTTCTGGTTGCCATAAATTACTGTTTGATTATATGTACCAGTATTAGAATTTCCTTGTAATGAAATTGGGCTTGTTCCAGTAGCAACTAAAGAATTAGCGGAGCCAGTTGTATTTTGATTTAAAGTCGGAATATCAGCAGCAACAACTGCCCTGAATGTCGGTACTCCAGCACTACCATTGGGTGCAGCTAAAACAAAATTTGCAGTTTTGGAGGCATAAGGATTTTGAGTATCACCGTAACTTGCCAACAAACTAATTGCTGGGGTTGTGCCACCACTAGAGGCTACTGGTGATGTTCCTGTAACAGCAGTAACTGTTCCTTGGAACTGGTCAGCAGAAGAAATATTAAAGTTAGGGTAAGTACCAGTAATTGTCGTTGTACCGCCTTGGGTCAAAGCAACAATCTGATCTGGTGCAGTATTGGTTATATTTAACGTACCCGTGGTAGTAATTGGACTACCAGTAATACTGATGCCTGTTCCAGCACTAGCGGCTACACTCGTAACTGTTCCCGTTCCTGCGCTTACGTTGACGGTAACATCATCCCCTGAGTTTGTGGCAGTAACTGTTGCCCCAACAAAATTGATGTTCTTAACACCTGTGGAGATTGAAGTTCCCTCATCCTTGATGCCTACCGCCCCATTGGTAGACATGGTGCTAATAACTTTGATCTTCTCTGCTAAGTCAGGAGCAACCACCT